CCCCCCGTGCAGGACCCTAGATTGGCCATGTTGCCATATGGCTCAACCAACCGGGAATTCCAGCACGAGTATTTCCTCGGCCCGAGCCCTCTGTTTATACTCAGCAGAGCGATGAGTCTTCGGAGTCGAACCCATAAGGCATTACATCCTTGAACATTTCCTGGTCAGGGAACATGCCCAAGGGTAGGCCTCGGAGACCACAGCTCTAATCCCGGTCCCAAGATACCCTACCTACCTCCTACGAGGCGCTGGTAGGCCATTACCCAACCATCACGACCCTCGCGGTGGGCAAGTAAAATATCTCAGTAGTAGGGTGACTGTGTTCCGAGACAGACACTAAAGCATCACACTGTCTGCTACCCAGTAGCAGTGGGTGCCTATTGTCTCTCCCGGGTGGGGACGTGCCTGGTACCAGGTAAATAAAGACCCCCACTAGCAGTTCCCTTAGGCTTACTAATGAGACCCTTGTATTATACCCGTTTAGACGGCTAAGCGGACAATGCGGGTGGCCAACCAGACAATAGCGCCTATACCTCCGGGACCCTTAATAAGGGCCATTAGACGGTACAGGGAGCTCTATATAAGCCGGGGGCAGCGTGCCCTCGTACTTAGATAAAGCCTTCTGTACCCACGCCATCTGTCTTCTTCTTCTTCGTTCTTGGCGGTTGCTATCCGCCGCAAACTGGAAGTTGAAGGCAGACCGCGTCCGCGCCCTACTCACCGCAGATAGGTACTCAAGGGAGTGCCCACGGTACAGCTCCAGAATCCGATCACGGACACGTTTCCTAAAGAAAATGTATCCGGACATCATCTTTTGCGTACCGGGTATGGACATACTTTCCAACGCGGCAAGGAATGCAGCGTTGAGAAGTTGTCCGTAGCGATTGATGAGTTCCCCCATCAACCACCACCCCAGTGGTGTACCAACTAACAGGATAAGCTGGACTAGCCACCCAGTGAACTCCAAACTAACTCCAATTCGTTTAAGCCCTGTAAGGGGCCAACTCCTTAAGAGCCAGCGTTGAACACTGGGACTCACTGTATTCAGTGAGTCCATCCATTTACCTAAATGGAGGCGGTCGAGCCAACCCTGAAAGGAGGTAGTCTCAAGGAGACCATACGCACCAAGCTCATCTGTAGGAATCTTCGATCCTACGATTAGGATTTCATGAAGATCAACCACAGAGAGCCGTTGCGCATGAATCACCAACCAGATACCCCTCCACCAAGGGTAGGCAGGCTGCACTAGAGTTGTGAGAGCAACCCTAATACTGACCGGATACGATTTGATGACTTTCTTAAGGTCTACAGATCGTGCCGAAAGTAAAGAGATAGCTCGAGCAACGGCGATGGGAAATAAAGCAAAGCCACGACGATGAAGGTGTCGTATAACGACAGCCGCATCAACGGGATAACGGAAAACTTGATACAATAGTTTTACCGGTATCCCACTCACGTCACCTTGAGGTGTCACGAGTCTCTTACAAAACTCGAAAACACCCGAATCAGATATCAAGGACTTCTCCTCTGATATCGAGACCCCTAATTCCGACATCACCTCCCGATACCGTTTCGCTACCTCACGGTCATAGATTACGATATCGTCCCCGACAATACCATAATCTTCAAACCATGAAGTACGGCCTACTAAACCTGAACAGTACTGAACAATGGCATGGTGTGCCAACGCAAGTAATGCCCATGAAGAATAAGCCCCCATAGGCTGGCCAACTGCATACATCCGGGATAACCAGGGCCCATCCGGGCGGAGTCCTTCAGAAGGAGTCCATACGGAATCTCTGTCCCACCACTTACGGGCAGTTAAGAGATGCTTCCAGAGAGTAGCTTCCTCAAATCCAATGATATGAGAAAGTAACTCCTGGTACAGGTGCACTGGCATCCGATCAGTCGCAGAGGACAAGTCATATGAGTAAACGGTAAACTCTTTACCATGCTCACCCAACCTTAAAAGGATCGAATCCTTAAGGCGGGCTACACAGGCTTCCTGGTCAAATGTACCATCTTGAGGGATTGCCCGTAGGACGTCAAAAACTAAATTATGGACAGGC